TAGCTCAGTTGGTAGAGCAAAGGACTGAAAATCCTTGTGTCCCTGGTTCGATTCCCGGTGGCACCACACAGAAAACCAGTCACTTACAGCCCTGTAGGTGACTGGTTTGTTTTTAGTCGGGCACACAATTTAGACACAAACCCAATCTAATTTCCCATTGCGGGATACCTCTCCTTCTTGCACTATTTTTCGCACTTTTTGGAATGAATCATTTCAATAAAGCTATTTTCCGACAGTGAGAATTGCTCTCCTCTTTTTTTAACGAATTTTTCCTTAAAATAATTTGCATAATGTGCCGAACATACTGACTTTTGTCGCAGAGGCTGTGAAGTCGCAGCCCACCAGTTGCAGAACGATATAACCTTCATGTAATTGTTAGTGGGTCTGTTGGCGTCGGCTGACAGACCTTTTTTGTGCGAATATGATGATTTATTCGAAACCATATAGAACGAAAAAACATGAAAGAGAAAATTCTCGTAGCGCTGAAAACCAAGTATTCTAATTTGGGGTTCGGAGCGAAGGCTCTCGACGGAGTAGCCTCCATTTTGGAAAAATCCGTCACCGATGAATCGCAAATTGAAACCGCAGTCAGCGGGGTCGAACCTTTCCTTAAAGTTTTCCAGTCTGACGCTGATCGTGCACGCACCGAGTACAACGCACTGAAAGGACTGTATGACGAACTCAAGGCAAAGAGTGAGGCATCTCCTGCAAATGGGGGCGGGCAGGGCAAAAAAAACGAACCCGACGATGAGGAACCTGCGTGGTTCAAAGCCTACAAGCAGCAACAGGAGGAGCGTTACAACGCCAGCAAAGCGGAGAGCGATACTCTGAAAGCTGAAAAGGCCAAGAACGACCGGGCCAATCTCATCTCCGCAAAGGCAAAAGAACTCGGTATTCCGGAGTGGCGCATGAAAGAGGGATTCGTCATCGCCGACGATGCAGATGAAAAAACGATCGGCGACTACCTCGCAAACGTGCAGAAAAATCTGGTTACCGCAGGGCTGGAAGGGAAAGGTTCGGGATTCCCGATGTCCACGCCCGAAGCGCAGGGCAAAGAACTCGCAAAGGCGTGGGCTGAAACACTTCCGGACAAAGAGTAACCAAAACGTAAAATCATGGCAATCGTATTTGAAAAAACAAAAGTAAAGGGCGGTTTCCCCATATTCTGGCGCGGTGAGTTCGCCGTATTGCCGGGGGACTTCAAACTGAAGGGAACCTATCCCGAAGGGACAAAGATTCCCAAAGGTACGCCGATCAAGCTCGACTTCGACAACATGGAATGTTCCATATGCAAGAGTGCACGTGTTCTGTCGGGCGGCACAACCACTGCTCCACATGTCAAGAAGGGTTCCATGCTCCAAGTAGGAGATGCGGTTAAGGTCGGCGAGTCAAATTCGACCGTAAAAAGCATTGATACCAAAAATGCAGATTACGATGTGATCACGTTCGCAGCGGCCGTAACGGGTGCGACTGAAGGCGTAGATGTCCTCTCGGACGACAATCTGCCTGATGCAGTTGTCGAAACCGACATGGTCTATTCCGCCAATAACGGATTCCAGACCGTATCGGCCGGATATGCAGGTATCATCCTCAAGGATGTAGCCTATCCCGTCCCTGCTGCATGGCTTCAGGGTTACAGCCTGAAGAACAACCCCGAAATCAAGTATGTACGACAGTAAAAGAGGAGGTAAACAATGAACGAAGTATTTTATTCATCCATTTTCGGCGAACTGACTAAACAGGTGCAGATTCGCATCGATGCCGCCTCTGAACTGCGTAAGCGGCTATTCGACCAAAATATTTACGAGCGATTCCTCGACTGGGACACCCCCACCGTCGGACTGAACTTCGAGGAGTTGATCGGCTCGTACAATTTGAGCGTCGCCGCTGCAACGCTCGACTCCAAAGGTAAGGAGCCTATCATGGGAACCGAGGGACTGGAAACGATCAAGCAGAAGGTATTAACCCACCAGATGTCTTATTCGATGCCTATCGAAGAGTATCGTAAGGTGTTGCAGATTCTCGATTCGCGGATGCTGTCCGATTCGGCCAAGACACAGCAGCTCATCAATCTGATGTGGAACAATGTTACGAAGGTCGTGAACTCCGTGCAATCGAAACTGGACATCATCTTCCTCGGAGCATTGTCGAACAAAGGCGTATTCACGTTTGACGCGTCCAATAACCCAGAGGGTGGTGTGCGCGGTACGATCGACTACAAAATGCCGAGCGAGAACATTGCCACCGCGAAAACGTTATGGACGGATGGCAATAAAGATACGGTCGATACGCTGGAGGATATTCAAGCCATCCTCGATGCTGCACAGGACAAAGTTACGTTCGACCGCATTCTGCTCTCGCAGAAACGCCTGTCGTATATCCTCCGCAACAAGAAGATGAAGTTGGCGGTATTCGGTAGTGACAAGTCGTCCACACCGCTGTTGCTGGCGAACCTGAACGAGTTTATGCGTTCGAACGGATTCCCGACATTCGAAGTCATCCGCCGCATGACCCGTATTCAGGATAACGGTAAACTTACGGAGTATTCGCCGTGGAACGACAAGAACCTCGTGTTCGTACCTGCGGGCAAACTGGGCGTCATCAAGAACGCCTATGCCGACAACGAGCTGCGGCAAGAGCCGGGTGTCACCTACTCTAACTACGGACGCATCCGCATTTCACAGTGGGGCAAGGGCGAAACCGACAACTCTAACGGCGTAGAGTTCACGAAAGCACAGTCGCTGTCACTTCCGGTTATCACCGAAATCAACGGCATCTATTCGCTGACCGTAGAATCGTAGTTGTATGAAGAATTTCGAGGCAATATCGGCAAGTCTGTATCCTTACGATGTGGATCCTTTCCTCAAAGAAAAGGCCTGCATTGACGAGGGAATAGACACTCAAGCAGACTATACGGTAACCGATAAAATTAGCGTGGCAAAAGCCACAATCGCCATTCTGCGAAATCTCATTGTTCTTGCGAGTGAGAGCAACGGGGGCTATTCATTGTCGTACACGGACAAACTGGAAAAGCGCATTTTCCATATCGCAAAGGAAAACGGGCTGGACGATATTGCCGAAGAGTTCGATACTCGATCGAAAATTACCGACATTTCCGACCAATGGTAAGATTCCCCTATACGCTCGAAATGTGGTACGAGGAGGACGCCTCGCAAAATCCTGATGGTTCGTGGATCGAAGGTGCGCATGAATGGCGTGTCATCGGACGATGCAATGCCCGTCAGAATGGACGAGCACAGCAAATCAAAGGGCAAAACGGGGATGCCTTCCTCTACTCTTTCGAGGTTACGATGCCTGCAGATACACAGCCAATTCCTATCGGGACGAAAGTACGCATATTCGACAGCCGAGGATTCAACATCTTCGACCGTTCGCTCCGCACTGAGGCCAAACCGAAAGACAAGGACACGGCGTCGTATCCGGTACAGGGATTCTACAAAAGCGGACAACGTTACGAAAACACGAGATTATGGCTGTAAAGTGTACCAACTGGCGTGAGGTGGAACTTGAATTTGCGCGAGCAAAAGAAGAGTACGACCGAAAAGCTGTAGAATGGTTGTCGGCGTTGGGGGAAAGAGTGGTGAAGTACGCCCGCGAACACGGTAGTTATACCGATCACACGGGTAACCTACGCAACTCCATCGGGTATGTTGTGGTACAATACGGAAGAATCATTGCTGAATCTTTCAAGTATAACCGCCGTGTCAGACCGGACGGCAATCCTAAAGGGAACAAAGGTGCCGATGAAGCTCATGCCAAAGGGCTTGAACATGCCCGGTCTGTCGCCCGTGAACTTCCCGCTAACAAAACATATCTCGTATGGGTAGCCGGTATGGAATACGCGAAATATGTCGAGGCTAAAGGTTTCGACGTTCTCGAAGGGTCGGGAAACTGGGTGGAATCTACTGCTGAAAAACTCAAAGCGGAGTTCGCTCGATTCTTAAAATCGAAAAAGCGATGAACCTGACCTCTACGGAAATATTCAAACTCGTCTGGGATCGCATCCGGGATTCGCTGTTAGGGAAGACCGTGCCGATGATGTATGCGGACCACTACCCGAATAATCCTTCGGGAGAATTTATCGTCGTAGGCTCATTGTCAAATGTCGTCGGAGATTCGCAGGTGGCAACCGTAAATGTAAACATTTATGTACCGGACACAACACCGACAATCGGTCGTGAAGAGCAACGCTACCCCGATCGCAACCGTCTGAACGAACTAACTCGTCTCGCTTTCGATTCACTAGGATACTACCCTATCAACGAACGCTGGTTCTTTGATGTGAGCGATGAAACTCTTATTAGTGAGGAGGGGATCTCCTACACATTTTCAAACCTCAAAGTAAAACTTAAAAAATATTAAACATGGGACAAATAATCGGACTGAAAGCCGTTCATGCAGGTAATCCTCTCCCGAAAGGAGTAAAAGACGCTGAGGCTGCCGACTTAATGAAGGCTTTCACCAAAATCAGTCAGCCTTATAATGGTGGTGTTTCCACCAATTTCGCGATACCTTCCAGTAATGATTTTTATCGGGAAGGAGAAGCAGACCCATTTTACTCTGCAATCGACGAAACGACAGGCACAAAAGAAGTTACTTGGAATGTCGTAGATTTTGACGACGACACGATGGAATTTTACTTCGGAACTACAGAACCTGCAAAAGGCGAGATTTACGAAGGAGTAAAAGCATTCGTATTCGATTCCAAAAGTGGAGGCTCCATCGCTTTTGCAAGGTTAAAATATGTAGCGACATTGGGTGGTGGAATCAATAAAACCGACCCGCTCCAAATTCAAGTATCTGCGAAAGTTTTAGCTCCGGAACAAGGTGGTTATTCCTGGTGGCCGATTACAACTCCGGAATATACCAAGAGCGTTTTGTAAATTCTCTATCCCGCTGGAAAGCTGACGACTTGCATCACGTCTCGAGGACGGGGCGGGAGCAAAAACAATAGTTTATAATATGAAAAAAGAAGAAGTCGGCCGCCTTACAGAACAACGTGCACTTGACACACTGACTGAAAAAATTGAATCGTTCGAGATTGAAGGCAATGACAAAGAACAAATAACCCTTTACCTATACCCCCTCCAACTCGGACGACTCGCGATGATAAGTCGCCGACTAATAGACCTTGATCTGATTTTCGACGACGAACAGATGGAGGGTGCTGTTAAACGTATGTGGACCATATGCTCCGAAAAATCAAAAGAGGTGGCCGAAATAATCGCTATCGCCACACTTCGGACGCAACAAGAAATCGAAGATATGCTAAAAGAGCGGACAAAACTTATATACTGGTCCCCTACAATGGATACAACAGCTCTTACAAACATTTTGTCCACCATCGTATTTCAATCCTACTACGCGGATTTTATGAACGCTATTCGCTTGGTAAGAACGCTGCGGGTAATGATTTCCCCAACGACAACAGCGGAGCGGATAGCCACTACGGAGGGCGCAGTATCTGGGGACAAATAGATAATCTTATAAACCGCTATCATTGGACTCTTGAATATATTCTTTGGGGGATTTCATGGGCTAACGTACAGCTTATGATTTCCGACGCTCTAAAAACGGATTGTAAAAGTAAATCAACAACTAATATTCCCAACAATGAACAATCAAAAGTTCCCGATATAATTGACATGAACGATCCTAATGCAATGAACACACTTCTTCTGATGGCAGGAGGCAAACGATAACAAACGAAATAATTTATATGCTTGACAACATCCTAAAATCCGCGTCCGCACTCGGCGCCTGCGAACGACTGGACAAAGTGAAAAATTTTCACTCCCTGACCTCTCTGTTTTTTACGCCACAAGGACTTGAATTTTGCCATAAAAACAATTTCCCTCCGCTGGGAATATTTCAAGCTCACAAAAACGAAGTGAGTGATTGCAACATGTATGTGGATTGCGGATGCATAAGGCTCGACAAGCGAAAATACATTTGCTTAGTCGGCAATACGTCGGCTGAAATAGAAGCCTCGGGAGTAGATTTCGTCCACACTGTCATTCTTATGCATGGAGCCTCGGCCACAATCAACGCTTCGAATTATGCCGTAATAAAAGTCGTGAACATCAGCGGATCAAAGGTAGAAATCAATAAAGATAAAACCGTCATCGTATTATGAGTATAAACCTTACCGTAGTCATAGATAACGATGAAGCAATTCGCAAGTTCCGTGAACTTCAGAAAACGGCCAAAACCGTAACGTCCAGTGTCGTGACGGACGCCGACCGTATGGATATTGCAATGCGTCGCCTGGCTACCACCCTCGGACAAATCGGCGTCGGAGTGTCGCTTGCGGGGCTGGTGAAACAAATCGCGCAAACTCGTGGCGAGTTTCAACAGCTCGAAGTGGCCTTCGCAACTCTGCTCCAAAGTAAAGAAAAGGCTGATGCATTGATGTCACAAATGGTCGAACTGGCCGCCAAAACACCGTTTGACCTGCAAGGCGTGGCCAGCGGCGCCCGCCAGCTTCTCGCATATGGATTCGCAGCAGAGGATATTACCAACACACTGACTCGGCTCGGTAATGTTGCGGCCGGTCTGGGACTGAACCTGCAAGACCTCACGTGGTTGTACGGCACGACGGCCGTACAGGGGCGTTTATACACACGTGACGTAATGCAGTTCCAAAGCCGAGGCATCGACCTCGCGGGAGAGTTGGCAACGCAACTCGGCAAGACCCGCGCAGAAATCTCACAGATGGTCACGGAAGGCAAAATAGGCTTTCCAGAGGTGCAGAAGGCTATTGAAAGCATGACGAACGAGGGCGGGAAGTTCCACAACCTGATGCAGGAGCAATCCAAAACCATTACGGGCCTCATCTCCAATCTCGGCGATGCTCTCGACATGATGTTCAACGACCTCGGCAAATCGCAGGAAGGCGTCATCACGGGTGTGCTCAAGGGTACGATTTCACTTGTCGAGAATTACCAAAAGGTATTGGATATTCTAATTCCGTTGGTATCGGCATACGGTGCCTACAAAGCAACATTGATCTTGACCGCAGCGGCACAAAAAATAGTTGTAACCGCAGCAAATATCAAAGCATTTTTTGATTTGGCGAAAGGTATAACCGCCGCAAAGGATGCACAGTTGTTATTTAATACGGCGTTTAATGCTAATCCGCTCGGGTTGGCTTTGAGTGTCCTTACCGCTATTGGGATCGCCGTATGGAAATATTCAGACGGGATATATAGCGCGGCAAAATCCCAAAAGCAGCTGAATGACAGTATAGCCGAAGCGGCAAGTTCTGCGGCAGTAGAACAATCGGAGTTAGGCAGGCTTAAAGGGAAATTACAAGCGGCAAAGGAGGGAACGGAAGAATATAACAAAATTCGTAACGAAATAATAGAAAAATTCGGTAAATATGACGCCGGACTAAAAGCCGAAACACTTACGGTTGAAACTCTCGCTCAAAAATATAACAGTCTTACTGATGCAATATTGCAATCTTATAACGCTCGTCAATACGAAAAATTCTCACGGGAGCAGACTGATTTGTTCGAGCAAACGGCAACCAAAAGCTATGACAAAATTTTCAACAAACTTATAAAAAAATACGGCGATGAATTGGGTACGCAGTATGGCGTTGAATTACAAAAAGCCATAAGCGACGGTTCGATAAAAGTTCTTCAAAATTCGGCGGGGATATTACGTATAAGTGGATTGAAAGATTTTGAAGCAACAATAGGCGGAGCATTGGGGCTAACAACCCAATTTGAAGTATATACGGGACGTGTCGCAAAACTTATAGCGAATATAGTTGAAGCACAAGAGGTACTGCGTGAAACAGATGATTTGGCCCGCAAACGATTCGGTATTACAGCTCCAACACCCCAAAGTTCTACAAATACCGAAACACCAGAACAGCCCCAAGAAGTACGCAACAAATCCTATTGGGAAGGACAGAAGAAGGAGGCGGAGGCAGCTCTCGAAGCGATGGACGTTTCATTGAAAGGGACAGCGAAATGGAATGAGCTGATCGCCAAAATCGCCGAATACGATTCGAAAATTAAACAATACAGCGTTTCGGGCAAAACGGTGACGGATGCCGCCAAAGCCCAGAAAAAGCTATCCGATCTTATTCTCGCCAATGATAAAGCCCTTCAGCAATCGCGCATCGATATTTTGAAAGATGGCAAGCAGAAAGAGCTGGCCGAAATAGACTTGCGCACAAAAGAGGAAATGAACAAACTCGAGCAGGATAAATCGAAACTTAAAGCCGCGCAGGGTGGAATCATAACTGCAGATCAAACAAAATATTTTCAGGAAAGGCAATCGAATATTCAGCAAAAAAATGCCGATGACCGAGCTGCCATAGAACTGAAATACGCCCAAGAGCTTGACAAGATATACAAGCAGATCACCGATGACACGCTCTCGGAAGAAGATCGCCGCATCAAAGGCATAAAAGACAAATACGAGGAGTTCCGCAAGTGGGTAGAAGATGCTCTGAAGGCTGGAAATATCACCAAAGAGCAAGCGACCGATTTGGGTATCAAGATCGACCAAGCGGAAATTGCGGCCAGCCTAAATACCATTGTCGAGAAATACGGTACGATGGAGGATAAGATTGCCAAGATACGCGAGAAACACGCCAAAGACAGGGAAACAGCAACAAAGAACGGCCGCTCCGACCTTATTCCTCAAATCGACAAACATGAAACAGAGGAAATCGGACAAATCAAGGTGGACGAACTGATGAAAACCGATGACTGGATTAATCTGTTCCAAAACCTCGACGCCTTGTCGAGCCGTGAGATATTGCGTATTATTGACAACATAAACAGACTGCTCCAAGATGCCGACCTCGACCCTATCAATCTGAAAACAGTAACCGATCAACTTGACCAAGCAGCAGATATAGCCACTCGGAAGAATCCATTCGCAAGTATTTCGGCAAACTTCAAGGCTTATAAAAAGGCACTTGCAGATGGGGATGATCTTCGAGCTGTAAAGCTACGTGAAGATGCCTGGCAAGCAGTAGCGGAGGCAATTGACATCGTTGCTGCATCGATAAGCGGTGTGTCTTCTATTGCGTCAGCATTGGGAGCAGATGAAGACACGACGGCCTCCATTAACAACATTGCAGGTGCTGTAGGCGGAGCAGCACAAGCTGTGAGTGGATTCGCATCTGGAAATATTGTTCAAGGCATTCAAGGAACTGTGTCGGCTATCACCAGCCTGATAAACCTTTTCAGCGGAGATCGACGAAAAGAACGTAACATTCAGCGCTTACAAGATCAAATTGATGCTCTCGAAAAATCATATGATGAACTCGGGGAGGCCGTTGAAGAGGCATACTCTACAGATGCTTCTGAACTTATCGAACAACAAAATGAATTACTCGAACAGCAAAAAATATTGATACAAAATCAAATAGCAGAAGAGCGTAGTAAAAAAGACACGGATGAAGAACGAATCAAAGAATGGGAAAATCAAATTGATGAGATAAATAAACAAATAGAAGAAAATAAGGAAAAGGCCTTAGATGCAATTTTTGGCGAAGATCTAAAATCTGCAATTGATAATTTCGCAACAGCTTACGCCGATGCATGGGCAAACGGGGAAGATCGGGCAAGAACCGCACGAGATGTGGTTCGGAATATGATGCGTCAAATGGTAATAGAAAGTATTAAATCTGCCATACAATCTTCCGAAGCCATGAAGAAAATTCGCGAGAAATTGCAAGAGTTCTGGTTAGATGGGGTATTTTCAGCCGAAGAACAAGAGGAGGCCTATAAAATGGCTGATGACTTACAAAAATATTTAGATGATAAATATGGATGGGCAGGTTCTCTGCTATTCGACAATCAGGCATCTACCCAGAATGCTACTTCACGCGGTTTTCAGGCAATGTCCCAAGACACAGGCGACGAACTCAACGGTCGCTTTACTGACATGCAAGGTAAAATGAACATCCTTGTCAATGGTATGGAGCTGCTTCGATCGATCAATATGGATACGCGTAATGTGACTTTCGACATCCGAGATATTATGATTCAATTGAATGGTAATGTCGCAGATATTCGAACATACACCCGCATATTGCCTGCAATGGGCGAAACTCTTGTTGCAATAAATCGAAAACTTGATAACCTATAAAACATGCCAACAACAGAAGTAACTATAAATAACAAACCGTTATCTACAATGGGGGTTGCCATGCTTTCAGGAGCATATGCAGCCCTCCTTACACCTCCATCTCTGAAAGAATTTGTCGAAAACGACGATCCAACACAAAACGGAATAGATATTATTGTTCCGGATTCACCGGTTGTAAATGAACGTGACGTAACATTGACATTTTTGATCCAAGGAACATCACAAGAGGCATTTTTATCTAACTATGCTGCTTTTGTTGCAGAATTACACAAAGGAACCGTAACACTATATGTCCCGGATTTAGGCAATACGTATAATCTTTTATATAGCAACAGCACCCAATTTGAGAATTATCGATTGAATGCCTGTAAATTAGCAGTGAAATTCCGAGAACCCAACCCCGCAGATCGGGCAGCACGCGAATAGGAAAGGACGGGATTTATGAACGGCACCCCAAAAATCAGACAAATATTTTTAGCAAGTTCTTGCATAGTGTGCCGAAACCTCACACTTTTGTATCGACCCTGTGATGGCACAGGATACATATATCGACGAAATGACAATATACAACCCTTCCGGTAAAGCGATATACGATGCACCCGTAACAACGAGTGCCATTATAAAATACGTACTTATGGGGGATTATTATATCGAACTCCCCTTTAGTCTGCTTACCCCGCTGGATTTTCCCCTCGGATCATACATCACCTACAAAGGCCGCAAATTCGAAATCATGTCGGAGGTTTATCCGGATTTCGACAACAAAACCGGTGGCTACAAATACACGCTTCAGTTCCAGGCGCAGCAAAACTACATGAAAAAATTCATCTGCTTCTGGCTGGGAGGCGATAATCCTGAAGTTGTATTTAACGATACGACAGACTTGGCATCTTTCGGGGCGCTCATCGTCGCCAACATGAACAAGGCATTGGGCGGAAACAACTGGCAGATGGGAAGTGTAAATGTCGAACATCCGGAAACCAACAAGCTCGTATCGTTCAATGGCGATACATGTTGGAATGCCTTATCATCCATCGCAGAGACTTTCGATGTCGAATGGTGGACCGAAGAGAACGGCAGTATCGTAACCCTGCATTTCGGGAAACTGAACTTCGGAACGCCGGAAACATTCAAACGCGGAGAAGTCGTCAAAAACATCCCTGCCCAAAAAGGTGACGATTCCGAATACGGGACCCGTTTCTATGTGTTCGGATCCACACGCAACCTGACGAAAGAATATGGACAATCCGAACAGGGCGGCGTAACGAACCACGTTTCCGAAATCCGGTTGCGGCTTCCGGATGGGCAGCAATATATAGATGCACGCCCTGGGCTTACAAAAAACGAAATCAAAGAAGTCGTAGTGTTTTTCGACGACATCTACCCGAAGAACACGGAAACCGTCACTTCGGTAGAAACTATCGATCGGACAATCATTGAAGGGCAGACCGACAAGGCATACGTCATGGTATGCAACAACACGCCATTTCTACCTTCGGACGTAATTGAAGGAGAAACGCTGGGGGCACATTTTACGAGCGGTGATTTGATCGGCTGGGATTTCGAACTCGCCCTTATCGACGACAATGGCGACAATATCGACCCTGCGACCTGGAAACCCGAAGACGGTTTCAACAAGAAATTCGAAATCATCGCCCAGGTCGAAACGTCCGGAGAGGAATACCTCATCACACCCAATGACAGCATGAAGCCGCAGGCCGGAGATACTTTCGTACTTACGGGCGTCAAACTCCCCCAGCAACGCATCGACGAAGCAGAACAAGAACTTCTTAATGCCGGCACTTCCTATGCTGCCAAACATAGCAGCGACACGACAGTCTATGACTGTGAAACGAATCCCGTGTATTGTACACACAACGAAAAAAACTACGAGGCGGGACAGGCTGTACGATTAATGGGTCCTCAATTCGGTACAGACGGTCGTCTTTCCCGGATTCAAGGTTATGAAAAAAAACTATACAACGAGTACATCGCAACCTATACGGTAGGCGATAATACACCTTATTCCCGCCTGGGCAGTATTGAATCGGACGTGAAAGCATCGCTCTATTCCCAACGTATAGGCATTGCGGAGAATGGAGCGGCTATATATCTAATCACCCGATACGATAATACTTTTCCGACCGATACAAATGCTTATTCTGCACGAAGGGCAATATGGGAGTTTGCCAACAAGCAGGCACCCGATACGTTCAAGGGTAGAATGACTTTCAACGCAGGGGCACAATTTGGACCATCATATGCCTCCGGTATTACCGGAGTGGGCGGGTTTATAAATGAAAAAGGCGCCGGCGAGCTGGAGAGCCTCTTTATCCGCCGTTTTCTGGAGGTTCCGGAGCTTCGGAAAAACCGTATCGGCATCAGCGTCGGGGACGACTGGAGCGCTCCGGGCGCCGGGGTGATCGAGAGCGTGGACAAGGATCAGAAGCTCGTAACGCTCAAACTCGAAGAGGGAGAGATCGGCGCCGTAGCTGTCGGGGATATCTGTATGGGTATCTTCCACGACTTCGACCCGTCGAACAATGCGACGGCAGATTCCGACGACGGCCGAGGCAACCGCACTTTCGCAGGCTTCGCCACGGTCTATTTCCGTATCACGGAAGTCCTGGGCGACCGCAACGAGCGGTTCCGCTACGAGTTGCGCCCCCTGTCGGCCACCTTTACCAAACAGCTCGACCCGATGGAGTCGATGACCTTCGTGGCCTACGGCTCGTTCACGAATCCCGCCCGGCGGAGCTCGCGCTACTCGACGCGCACCTACCAGCGCTATCTTCGCAATGTCAGCGACTGGGAGTTCACGGCCGAGAATATCGCCGCGCAGTTCGGCGACCTTACGAACCTCTCCGTCTTCGGGATCCAGATGTCGGGCTATTCGGCCTATCTGGATAATATCTACCTGCAAGGTATGATTAGCAGCCTGGACAAGAAGGTGTTGCTGGACACACAGAGCAAGCTGTTCCGAATGGTCGGGGACAACGGCGTCGGCGTGGCATTCACCCCGGAGGCAGGCTGGAAGCAAGGCAAGCTCTACGACCCCGAGACAGGACAGTTCCAGAAGGAGTTCGACATCGAACAGATCGATCAGACGGCCCGGGAAGCCGCACAAGCCGCCGCCACAGCACAACAGGATGCCAATGCCGCGGCTGCGGACGTCTCCTCTCTGAAGAACTTCACCGACGAAGCCTTCGCCGACGGGGTTATCTCGCGGGCCGAAGCATCATCCATCGAGAAATATACGAACAGCGTCGAAGAGACGCAGAAATCCGCCGACGCCTCCTATACGACCGTTTACAACAATTCGCTGCTTTCGGGCACGGCGAAATCGAACCTGCAAGCCGCCAAGAGTACCTTCGACACCGCTGTGGCCGATCTGCTATCTGCGATTCGAACCGCCTCAGACGACGGCATCGCCACACCGGAGGAGAAGGCCGGCGTAGATTCGCAGTACGCCCTGTTCAACGATGCTTACAGCGCCTTCTGTACCCGGCTGGAGGAGGCGAACGAGTATATCCAGACGGCGATCAACACCGCAGCGCAGGGAGCCTACCAACTCTCGCAGGAGTTACAGGGGGTCGTGAACAACATCAATGAGACGATCATTCCCGACTTGCAGAACCAGATCGACAAGTCGATCATCTCCTGGGGCGGCGAGGAGGTCCCGACGCTCGACAACTACCCCGCCAGCGAGTGGACCACGGACACCGAGCGCAAGCGACATATCAACGACGGCTACGACCGGAAGATCACCACCGATGGTGAAGTGTCCTACGAAAGCTACAAATTCGTCTTCGAGAACGGCGTCTATCAGTGGAACCGTATTGCGGACAGCGGCAGCGCTACGGCTATAGCCGAAGCCCGCAAAGCCCTCGGGCTGGCCGGGACCAAAGCCCGCGTGTTCTACGGCTCGGCCACCCCGTCCGTACCCTATGAGGTGAACGACGTGTGGTTCCGCACCTCGGGATCGGGAAGTTCGCTCACCACGACCCTTTACATCTCCAATGCCGACAAAGGGGACGGCGAAACCGCCTCTGCGGACGACTGGCAGCTGGTCGATGACAGCCAGGTGCGCCTGCGGCAGATGTCCTCCGACCAGGTGATCTCCCGCGAGGAGAAAGCCGTGCTGCGCAACACCCTCGCGCAGATGCAGAAAGAGTTCGCCGCCTACCAGTCCGACGCCGATACCTACGGCATCTCCATTACGGCCCTTTCGACGGCCTACAACTCGCTGGTGAATCTCCTCACCGGCACCGTAGCCGTGAACAACGACACGGACACGACGCTCACCCAGAGCCAGCGCACGGATTACAACACCCGTTTCGCAGCCTACACCTCCGAGGTCGCCCGCTTTTCAAACCTCATTGCGGACGCCATATCGCAAGGCAAGGTGGACGGCTTGCAGTTCGGGGCCCGCAACTATATCGCCAAAGTGTATATTTCCGACTGGAACAACAATTCGCAGGGAAAAACGGACATCGTACTCACGGGCAGCGATACCGACGGCAGCTACCAGAGCGTGAACTACCGGGCCGTGCAGGAGATCATCTCCTCCGGAGACTCTACCCGTGCCGACATCTTCCGGGGCAGGATAAAGTTTCAGGAGAATATGCAGTACAGTTTCAAAGTGCGGTGGAAACTGTTGTATGAAATGTCCTCGACCGTTCGGGGAATGTACTTCGTGTTCATCTATACGGACGGCACGATGGAGTTCGTACCCATTTACGGGAATCAGACGAGTCTTGTCGAAACTGTCTATTCCACAAAGGAGGGAAAGACGTTGGACCGCATCTCGGCTTCGTACAGTCAGTTCGATGCCGGAGGCAAAACGAATCGTGTCCTGATCTATGACATTCAGCTCACGGAAGGCAACAAGGCGCCCACGGGATACATCACGGCCGAGGAGGATGTACAGGCGCAAATCGAGCAGGTGAAGCTGGATGTGGACTACATCGCCTCGGATTCGAGCCTGACACCCTCCGATAAACAACAGGTGGCCAACGAATGGGTACGCATACAGAACGAATATTGGAGTATCATTGCAAATGCCGCAAAGTATGACGTACCCACGGATACCTTTACGACATATTTCCAACGGCTCGAAGATTATCTCACGCCCCTGTTGGCCGATATGAGTACGACATCCGAGATAACCGGCACCGAGTTCAGAAAGTTATTTTCCGACTATTACGAAGTAAGCAGCACCATGTCGGACCTGATCGACGACGCGATCGACGAATCCATCAAATCGACAGAGTACCTCAAGCAGGCTATGGAAGACGGAAGTACCGAGGTGAAAGGCGGTTTGGTGATGACCAACGTAATGTTGATGAAAAACCGGCAAGGCGAGGTGACGGCCGGAGTAAGCGGCTTGCAGGAAGACAACGTGCCCTTCTGGTCGGGTGCCGACTATATGAACCGGGGAAAAGCCGTGTTCAGAGTACACGCCGACGGAGAAGTACACGCAACCAAAGGAACTATCGGAATCATGCAGGTCAAAAACGATTCCGTAGAGGTGAGCGATGCGGCCGCAAGCGGAGATAAAATCATACTCACCCCATACAGAATTACGTCCATATCGCAGGTTCTGGGTGCTGTGAGTGTACCGGGTGTCATAGAAACGAAAGAAGTGAGCGCACTGGCTACGGGACAAAGCAATCCTTTTGTCCGAAATGTTTACGAGTCAAGTCCGCCGTTTACCTGTGGGCAGGGAGTACAGATGTCAGCCCGGATTACAGCCCGCATCACAGGCAATGCCGAAGGAGGTGGCGGGGGCGTAAAGATCGAGGTGGTAAACGCTTTGACGGGGAAAGCCGATCCCCTGTACCGAAACAGCACGGCTGAAGCCCAAAACACGAATTTGAATATCGACGAGACGATTTCATATCTTTTCACTGGAGCAGCCCAGAAGTACTACATCCGGATTACGGTCGAAGCATCGGCAGCCGGAAAACTTACGGCCTCTGCAACGATGAATGCCGCCCAATTCAACTTCGTGAAAGACATCCGCAAGAACCTGATCGCTCCCAACGGAGTAGCCGTTGTGAAAGGATCGAGCAACTATGCGGTATTCACGGGAGATATTTTCGAAGTCCTGATCGGAAAAGCCGGATTACGTATTCAAAACGGATATGTATATAAGAAAGATACCGACCATACGACATGGACAAAGATTTGAGAAATACCAACGGTAGTACATTCCCATAGCGTGAACATAATAACTATGGACAAAATATTTAATAAAACGAAAAAGGTGTTGGAAGGTATTGCTACAAAGCTGTCCGAAGCACTTATGACCGTGCAAGGATGGCTTATAGGACTATTGATCGTTATCGTGAATTTCTTCGCTGGGTATCAGCTCGTACTTTATGGGGTGCTTATTGCCGTAGCCTTCGACGCTTTGTTTGGAATATGCGTCGCTCGAAAGCGCGGAGAATTTATCCTGTCAGAACTCCTGCGGGCTACGATATTCAAGCTGGCAGTTTACTTCAATCTGATCGTAGTATTCGTTTTCATCGATAAATTCGTTACGACAGGAGGTATCGAAACGAAGATTACGACCGTGATCCTGGGTTCTGCCATTTGCCTGGCAGAAGCATGGTCGAGCTGTGGCAACGCTTTAATCATCAGTCCGAACTTTCCATTCTTACGTCTGTTTCGAAAAGCATTGACCGGAGAAATAGCCCGCAAGCTCAATGTAAATCCTGAAGATGTAGAAAACATATTAAACAGCACAAAAAAATGACCAGAGGACTTCGTAACAACAATCCCGGGAATATCCGCAAGGACGGAACCCATTGGAAGGGAGAGGTGGAACCTTCCCGCGACGCTGCGTTCAAGCAGTTCGAATCTATGGCGTGGGGATACCGCGCGATGTTCAAATGCCTGAACACTTACAGCCGTAAATACGGGCTCGACACCATTCGGAAGACGATTTCACGCTGGGCACCCCCGAGCGAGAATGACACGGAAGCATATATCCGTACGGTATCCGAATTGTCCGGCGTCCCGGAAAACGGACGGATCACGGCAACCAACCGCGATGTGATGATCCCGATAGTCGCAGCTATGTCGCGCGTAGAAAATGGCGTTGATGCCTGCATGACGGACGTGATGGCCGGCTGGGACCTGTTCATCAACGGTTGATAGCTCGTACTCATTATGGTACTGCGGAAAATAATCCTGATTCTCCTTCTGACCGGCTTGTTCCTTGTCGGATGGTGGCTCGGCAGGCGATCCGTCGATGTCCGTATCATCGAGCATACTCGAATCGATACGGCCTACTTCGAAAGACCGCAACCGCATAAAATACTGTCCTCGGCTATTTCGGTAGAGGTGCCGAAATGGTTGTTCGCCCCAGCGGATACCACCTTTACCACCGTAACAATAAATCCCAACCGGGACAGTGTGCCGGTACAGCTGCCATTCGAACGCCGGGAATATCGCGACAGCAGCTACTTCGCCATAGTGAGCGGAATAGCCCTGGGCGACTGCCACCCTACCCTTGAACACATCGAAACATACGGACGTACTATCACGCAGCAGAAAATAATCCGAACGCCCTACCGATGGCAACTCGGGCCTGCCGCAGGCGTCTATTACGTTAATCGCACGGGTGGCGTATGGATCGGAGGGCAACTTCACAGAAACATCGGAAGGTTCAATATCACGGCATCCCTCGGCTGGGACCCACGCGATAACGGCCCCTATGTTCAAGGAAGCATAAGTATGGATTTATGGCGGAAATAACTTTTTAACGAATTATAATTATGGAAACAATTAAAAAAATCGGACTGCTTTTCCTTGCCTTCTTCTCATTCGTTTGTATTGTGGGTGGGATAGGAACACTCTACTATTGCCAGGTCGAAAGCAGCAACTTGTTCGCAACCGGGTTGATTCCCGTCGGGGCAATCTACTTCTACCTGCTTTGGCCGACATTGAAAAAGTATCTGTTCTAACAGCTTTCGCCCGTCAGGGGTGGGCGTAAAAAAAGCCCCTGCCTTTATTAGCGTCTCTCTTACCTTCCGCTAATAATAAAGGTGCCAACACACCACGACAGGGGCTGTAAAGCCTTTGCAAGTGTGTTGGCACTTATTTTTATTTGGTAAGAGAGTGAACAAAGGTAAGAGAAATATCCTATATGTGCAAATCTGAACTTTACCGACAAATTCTCGGCACGGTATCGCAAGAAACGGAGATTTCGGAAGAGCGAATACTATCCAAAGCCAAAAACGCCGAGATCGTGGATGCCAGGTATTTGCTGGTCTATTTCCTCTGGAGGCAGGGATTTCACGCCCCGGTCATATCCTCGCTGATGAACTTCTCACGACGGCCCATAGAGAAGATGATTTCCCAATTCGATATCCGTCGCAAACAAAGCGGTAAAATGTTCGAAATGCTCCTCGTCCGTATTGCGTCCAAACTCCGTCCCACCTGCGACTGATACGATTGATTCTCCCATCGTTCATGTCGATTTTTGCATTGTGAGCTCAACGGCAGCGTCCGCCGAACGGACGCAACAATGTAAAAGTCTAAAACAATGAACGAAAAAACTTTAGTGTTCGACAACGGTGGCGCAATGGACGGCAACCTCGTGGCCGCGTTGATGAACGGAAACAACCGCAATAACGGCTACGGCAATGGCTACGGCTGGGAGTGGATGTGGATGATTCTGCTCTGGGCGCTCTGGGGCGGCAACGGATGGGGTGGCTTCGGTGGCCGCGGAAACGGACTCTCGAATCTGCCCGCCGAGTTGAACGGCGACGCAGGGCGTCAGTTGCTGATGAATGCCATTCAAGGAAATGGCACCGCCATCAACCAGCTCGCATCTTCGCTCAACTGTTCCGTACAGCAGATCCAGACCGCTCTGTGCAACATCCAAGCACAGTCGGGACTCTCGGCGCAGCAGATCATCAATGCCGTACAGTCCGGCAACGCACAGGTGCTTTCGCAGATGGCCTCCTGCTGCTGCGATGTCCGTACCGCCATCGAGCGCCAGGGCTACGAAAGCCAGCTCGCAACGCTCAATCAGACCAACACTCTGACGAGCAACGCCAACACGCAGTTCAACATCCTCGGCTCGAAAATCGATGCCCAGACGCAGATCATCAACGACCGTTTCTGTGCCCTCGAAATGCGCGAGATGCAGAACAAACTCGACGCCGAGCGTGCCAAGAGTGCAGCATTGGCCGGGCAGCTCTCCCAAGAACATCAGACGGCAACGATCATGCAATCGCAGGCCCAGGCCGTGGCGCCCATCAACGCTGCGATCGGCGATCTGAGCAACCGGCTGGCAAAGATCGAGTGCGGCCTGCCGCCTACGACCGTGGTTCCCAATCCGCAGGTGTACGCGATGCCCGCCTGCGTAGCCGCCCAATACGGGCTGGGCTTCGGTACCGCGTTCGGACTCGGCGGCAACGGCGGATTCTGGGGTTAATACGGAAAGGAGGTATGCTATGGCAGTATTCCCATTTCAGTATGTCAATCGCAGAGGTATCCCGGTCATCAAAACTACGGGTGTGACGGTCAATGCCGCCGATGTCGTGTTCTCATTCCAAAACCACGCCTTTGCTAATTCCTGGTACAGGGGGCTGGTCCTGGTCGAGCTGTCGCAGGCAATACCCGCAGGCACGACAGGCACGCTTCCCGTGCTCTTCGAAACCAACGGCGTGACCAAGAATGTCACCACGTACAACGGAGCCAATGTCACCGTGTCCGACATTCCGGGGACGGGTGTATTCCAGCTCTTCTACGACAAACAGACCGACACCCTGCAACTGATGACAGGGGCCGTTTAACCAATAATAAACCGAAGGCTTCAGGAGGGGAAACCGCCCCTCCGGAGCTTTCAAAAAACAATTAACCGAAGATGTTTGCGAATTTAACCAAAGGCGCTCCGGTATATGTACTCGATATGCGCGGAACTCCCAAATACTACATGGCCACGCTTGAAGAGGCGCCACAGCCCTATTTCCCCGCTCCCGGGAACTTTCCCCCGGCGCAGCCTTCCGTCAGCTTCCCGGTAGGGGACCAGAAATGGGTCGTCCCGGTAAATGCCGATATGGTGACAAAGGACGGTCTCACGGTCACGACATCCCGCGAACGGCTCATAGACGCCATCAGCGCGGCAAAGCAACAGAGCCAGTCCATTGTGGATTCCTACGAAAAACACAAGGCCAATCTGGAAGTTTTCGACCAGATCATGCGGGAAGTGAACCCCTCATACGCCGGTCAGATGCAACGCGATAAGGAACTTCAGGAGCTGAGGGCCGAAGTGGGACAACTTCGCCAGATGCAAACGGAGTTTTCGTCCATGAAGTCATCGCTGGACGCCTTTCTTAAATCGCAAATGTCCGCTAAAACAAGCAAATCATGAGAATGTGGGAAATCGAAGGCCGGTACCGCGGTGACGGGTACGGCGAGCGCGAAGAAATCGAACGCAAGATGCGCGAAGCCTACGAGTGTGGCTACGAGGATGCCAAACGCGAAATGCGCGACGGCTACGGGGAGCGTCACACAGGAGGCTACATGCCCGACGGCTACGGTGATCGTGGCGGAGAATATGGCAGCGACGGATATGGTGAACGAAGAGGTGTCCGGGGAACCGGACCCTATTCCAGATTCCGCCGGTAAAACAAATCCGGAGAGGGGAGAAATCCCCTCTCTTTAACAGCGAAACCTATGGACAGAGAAAGATTGGACGCAAGGGACCCGATGCCGGCAGATATTCGCGCATACCTCGAAAAAAACGGATGGTCCTTTTCGAAGAAAATGTGTGAATTCGCCGTCAGCCGCATGAAGGACCGCGACGGGAAGAAAATAGAACCCATCACCAAAGAGCAGATCGACAAATTGCTCAAGACGAACGGTATCGAGCTCAAGCACGACAACGGCTACGACTGTGTATATGTCGCGAATATGGCCCGGGCCGATTACTGGGGATCATCCATTGCCGATGAACAACACCTGGCCCTGTTCGTCAAGGATTTCATCGACGATGAAGACGCCTATCCCGGGCTGCCCTTCACACGATATTTCGCCGATCTGATAGGGTCGGGAACAAATGTTCCGTGGGAAGATGTCCTGTAACAGAATCAAATCCAGAACGCGGCTCAAAAGACCGTATGTGAGGATTCAAAAAGTGTATTCAACGACATGAAGCTGCGGGATCTGAGGATAGAGAACTATGATTGGCATGTGCGGTTTTACTTCGCCGTACATGGCTATCACACGCGCTCTATCCTTTTTTCTTTGGAACAGATAGAGTGTCCCAGGCCAATTATGGAGCGAGTACGGAAAAATTTGGAAAAGGCCGATATGGATTCGGGATTCACCTATTCCAACAAGACCAGGCGAAGGTCTGTCGTAGTCGTAGGATTGGCATCATCCCAGGCACAATTCCTGAACTCTTTCGAACATGAACTGCGGCACCTGTGCGACGACATTGCCGTAGCATCCGCAATGCCGATGCAAGGCGAAGAAGTTGCCTATCTGACAGGACAGATAAATACAATGCTTTGGAAAGATATTCACCAATTTATTTGTTGCAAAGGTAAATGCGACTATTATGAACGAACACACTAAATATCTGATGTCATTATTGGAGATCAGCGAATGCTGCTACCCTATTTATGTGGCTGTAATCTGCGAATTGATAGAATCGATATAATAGCCTGATGATTTTGGCTTTTATTTCTTAGTCAATTCACGACAACGTGCGAAAACATCACATGTTTATTATCCCCTCCCCGTAGTTTTCGCAACTTCAAAATAAAGGCAGCTCCTGCTGCCAGCCGTCAATGTGTTCTCTAATATTTCTTTTGAATTTCCGCCATAAAAGCGGCAAGGATTTATGTGCCTTGAATCGACAGACGAAATCATGGCGATAACTCACGCCCATCTTCGCTTCCCGACAAATAATCATTTCGAGCAATCGATCCCGTGAATAACTGATGTATATTTCGGAATCATCACGTGCCCCGCCTCTGCGCTCGTCTTTCCTATCTCGTCCCATTTGCAAACTCCGAATAAATCATTATATTTGTATTGGTGTCAGGGGTGATTCTTCGGAATTGCCTCTTTTTATTCATCTTCATCCGACACTTGTCTGGAATGTTCTCGATGAAAACCGATTGGCCGGATTTCTGGACCACTGCAATCTTCGAAAACAATGATTGCTATATTTCCGTCCGATCTGCATCCAATCAATTCACAATTATCCGGAATACCAATTTTCACCTCAAATCGCCGATTCATAGCTATCTGTTTTTTTGAATATATCGTCGGCAGCAACTATCCAGAACGCGGATTAAGTGCCTCCGATGTTCTGGTGTATCTTTATCCGGGGTAACATAAAATATTGCCCCGTCAATTCGAATTATTCTCGTACATTTATTTTCTATTGCCAGAAGTTTGGCACGATCTACTGTACCGTTTTTAGATGTATCTATTGCCATATGAATAAAAAAGGGAGAGATTTTGTCTCTCCCGGTTAAAACTTATCTTTCCTTATTTGCTCTTCCAGTTCTCTTTCCGCCTTGCGTATGTCCCGCTGCAACTCCTCCAACCGGGTGATCTGTTCTTCATCCATTCGCCAACACCCCGAGAGCCAGCTGCGGTAATTGGGAGTACTGATCTTGCCGCAGGCGATACTTCCCAACCGCAGACAGTAATCGTAATACTTTACGAACTCATCTTCCGGAACGTCCCGGTCTATGTCGGTGATGATGTCATCCATCCCAACTATATAGTCCGCGCATTCGGTGATCCCGCCGACATCGCCGCCGACCCAGCTCCGCGTAGCATCCTTATAATCATAGCCGTGTTTCTCGCAAAAAGCCTGCAAATAGGCGTTGCAGGCTTTTTCGTAGTCTGATTTGAGTTTCGTGTTCATAGATATTCTTGGTTAGTTACTTGGTTAGTTACTTGGTTAGTTACTTGGTTAGTTACTTGGTTAGTCAAAATGCACAGAGCATCTTACTCGTTTTAGAGAATCGGACGCCAGCCGTCTATATATAACGAACGACAACCGTTATCCGTCCAATAATAGCCATTATCATCGTCGTATTCACGCCGATACACTACTTTGTAGTAAGTTATTTTAGTATCTGACTGTTTCCCGAGTACAGGCGTCAATAACTCCGGCAGCTCCTCCTTCGGGTCACGCCAGCGGGTCAATTCATCGCGCTCGGATTGGACACCTGCGGAAAAGCCATTTATAAAGCATGTTGAGTATAATTACCCCTCCTTGTATTCATAGTCAAGCCAGGCAGCATTTGCTCTCTCCTTAATTGTTTTCATTTCTCATTGTTTTTGAAATATTCGACAATTTCCTCGACTGTGGCCTTGTGATAATTCATCCATACACCAATAATAAAATCCTCGTCGCTATACCTTTCGGCACATTTCTTAAAGACCTTTACCGGGGTATAATCATCCCGCACAAACCATTGCTCGCGGTCATTCTCGTTGTTCATTGCGGCCAGCGCCTTGAATAATTCGATGTTTTCTCCGCAGTCAATAAGCTCATACGCCGTAAGCCCCTCTATCGTAGTATCGGGTGCGACATCGGCGCAATCTCCCTCTAATCCGGCGACTATAATCGAATAAGTATTGTCAATTCGATACCTACCTGCATATCCTATGTCGAACATCCATTTAAGTAACTCTTTTCGCTTCTCCGGGTTATTAACCCTCACGAATGCAGGTGTTAAAAAATTCATGTTTTTTTGTAATTAATTGATCTAATGATTTCACTTACGTTGGCTTTGCGATTTCCGACGGCAACAATTCTATCCATATCCCAACCGAGATTTATTCGTGATTGTAATCGGCGATAATCAATGCCTAATTCCCTCGCCCATTGAGCCATCGTGAGTGTCCGTCCCATATAAGTCAAATATCGGTTTGATCTGGTGTTGTTGTGTTGGTCGATAACGTAAACCAACCTGCAATTCGCAGGCTCATAGTTTCCATCATTGTTAATTCGATCAACAGTTAGTCCCTTTTGGTACCCATTCCCAATAGCCCAATTGTAGAAGTCCACAAATGAATTATTCCATGCGTCGCAAAGTTTAATGCCACGTCCACCATAATAATGGAAATTTTTGTCTTGCGGGTTATTGCACCGTTGTTTTATTGCCGCCCATACGTTATATAGGGGATGCCTGCGCAGATTGTGCACCGTACACATTGCTCTCGATGAATCTAATTTTTGACATCCACACGATTTAGTGTTCCCGGAAAGTAGATTATTATTCCGCACCACAATATACGCCCCACAACTACACCTACATTTCCAGTGTACAGACCAATTGCTACCATTGTGGGAGAACTCAATAACCGTTAATCTCCCAAAAACTTTTCCTGTCAAATCATTTTTGAAACCCATAGTTGTCTCATTTAATGTTGTTTTGTGATTAAAGAAAGATAATAAAATATTATCCAACAAAACAACGCGGACAAAGCAAGGGGTTGTGAATTTCATTCCTCGTTCAGTCTTTGTTTGAATGCGTTTAATGCGCTACAATCGGGGCAATTTCCCCCATTACTTGTTTGTATTGAGTAAATTGGACAATCCTTGCAAAATGCTTCGATCGCTTTATTCCACATTCTTTCCTCGGCTTCCTGCTCGGCGAGTTCGACGGCCCGTTTAGCTTCTCCCAATCTCAACTCACACTCTCCCAGATTCTCGGCATACATAAACGCTATCGGAGCTACAACTTTCAATAGATATTCCTGGGCCTTTTTACTTTTCATAGTCCTTTTTCAATGCCTTAATCGTTTCCACAAAATCTTCCACTGTATGAGTAGGGGTTATCCCGAATCTACGGCAAAAATCATCCTCTTCGTCATAGTCGCACAGCCAATACTCATAGTTATTCGCCAATATCGCCTTATGCCGAAGCCCGCAAATCAAAGGGGAGCCTCGTCGTAATCCAAGCGCAAGCATTTTCATATGAAAACCAGTATCGGCGCTTTGATACAAGTACGGCGCTCCAAAAAGCGCAACTCCAAACACTTCGCTTTTCATTTCTCGCCTCCTTTCAGCAATTCGGGGTTGTCGTGGATGTTGCCGAAGACCTTTGTCGAGCCGTCAATTTTCAGCCAATCACACTCCATGGGGAATTTGTCTTCCGATGAATTATACAAGGCAAAGCCAGCCAACGCATCATAATATTTCACCATGCCAAAACTTTGCTTGCCTTGTGATATAATCAGATATGGATTGCTAAATCGAATGATATCCCCCTCATAAACCTCCTTGCCATTGCGGTCTTTCAGGCCCGTAAACTCGCCGACGGTAGCGGGATCGACCTCGTATTTGTCAATACCTCCCGGCGCAGGATCGGGGAATATAAACCAATGGCCGTTCATTCGAAGAAGATCGCCCTCGATCCACTCCCCGTTGTCGAGGCGCTTGCCCCGGCATTTAATTTCTCTCATATTTCAAAATGTTTCAAAATGTTTCAAAATGTTTGAAAGTTTTGCAATGTTCTACTTCGTAACAAAAACTCGTATCATAGTTAGAATAGTTCTTGTTGTTTATTATGAAAGCCTATCCCCATACAAGCCATCCCGATTTCATTACTTGAGAATGTAGTTATAGGGTTCACGGAGCAGGGAAGCGACTGAAATCTACACCAGTCACCGTCGCAATGTTTACAATTTAAGCAAACAGAATCGGGAGTGCTCCAATATTCAATGATCTCAAACCCTCCGTTATCACGGCATAACTGTTTCCATTTTTCCCATCGTGAACGGCGCATTTTATCGGGCATCTTGCTTTTGTTTTCACCAAATAATTCAATCCATCTAATTCCAAGTGTTACAGCTATCATATCCCTCATACTTATTACCGACAATACGTATGGATTCACTTATTTTCCACATGGGAAACGTGTCCCCCTCTCCTTCGATTGGATATAAACAGAACCCGCCAAATTCAGGATCGTATTTTACATCGCATAATAATAATCCCCTAACTTCTCCATCGGTGTATTTCTCTGCATCGAATACTACAACATCCCTTTCAAAAACCATCTGTCCGTTTTCATCTTTAACCCCGGTTGCAAGCATCGGAATATAACCCGTTGGATTAGGCGTTGTATCAAGGTCGGAGAATCCGGATAAGGCCGGAACTCCGATATAATTCCGAAACGCTGTGACGCAGGCAACTTTGGTAGTAAGCATATATCCATCTTCCACTTTCCAGAATCTAATCCCTTGAAGTGCAACTGTGTTTTTCATATCTTCTCGTATTCATTTATCGTTTCAAAAAATCGTCAGTTGTACCGACTTTAGCTGGCGTGCCCCCGCCGCCCTTGCCTGCCTTTCCAGATCGAGCACGCGGGCGTAATTGTAAGTGGCGATCCATTTCATGTTGAGTGGCAGGAGTTGCAAATCCTCCTCCGCCGTTTCGGATTCGGAACGGAGCGTACCTCCGTCCATCTCCGGCACGATTTTCAGGAGGTTCGGCGTGGCAAAGTGCCACCACCACGGCAGAAGGTGCTTCATCACGTTGTAGCGCGGGCTTCCCATAAGTCCCCGGCTCTTGCCCGTGTAGTACAGCCATTTTTTCTCGAACGGCCGGTAGTCTATGGAAACGACCCGGAAGTCAAAGGGATCACCCGGCCCGAACTCGCGCAGGTTTTTCCACTTGTCGCCACACCACAAGGTGAGGAGGTCGGCCCCGCATTCTGCAAAGTTGTCCCGGTTCTCCCAGGCGTAAAATTCCGGGGGCAAATCCGCAATCATATCGTGCCCTCCGATTCCGATGAAAAGAGAGGCGTGGGTCATAAGCGATCATCGGTTATCGCCGTTTCCGTCGATCACGCCGCGCTCGCGGCGGCTGGCGAGTTTGTCGAGGTTCTGCTGCATGACCTCTTCGAGCGTCAAGCCGTAGCGATCGTTGAACATTACTTTTTTCATTTTCTCTTTCCTTTTAGCTCCGCAATGCGGCGGAGGATATATATCTTCATTGCTTCTGATTTAAGTTCATCCGAAGTCATCGCAAAATGCCATAGATGCGCATATTCATCCGAATTATACCCGTAGCGTATGCCAACAACCGTCCCATCCATATCCTTACGAACTGAATAGACACGTATCTGACAACGCCCCTCCCGCCTCAGTCGGCGCAGTAGTTTGGTTTTCATATCTTCTCGTATTCATTTATCGTTTCAAAAATCCGCAATGCCACCTGCGGGACTATGGCGTTTCCGCAGGCTTTGACGGCTTCCCGGCGCCACCGAGGAAAGGCGATACCAGCCAATTCACCGGGAAACCCATCATCTCCGCCACATACAGGGGGTTGAGTCGGGAACCCGTTCCAGTCCGGTATTCGTCGCTTTGCATCGCTGTTTTGGATAGTCCGCTCTTGCGTATTCCCTGACTGGCCGGAAGCGTTACATTCTTCGCATCGTTGGCGGTCGGCGTCGGCAGCAATCCCATTTTGGACGCCATTGCCAGCGTCGGACGTTCCGACGCATTCGGGGACAGGCTTTTGTTCATTCGGCCGCTTCCTGCGTCTATTGCCGTCGGGGTAGGCAACAGGCTCAACGGTAGGAATACCGTCTTTCCGTTCACGCATCGTTTCAGTCCCTGCGTCTGTACGGTGGGCAACAAACCAGCATCTGTCCCGACGGTGGGGAGCGCCGACACCGCAAGCCGGTATAATGTACGGCTGCACCTCGTATCCTGCCGCTTCCAGGTCAGCGCACACCTGTTCGAAGACCATCCCTTCCGACCAATTAACGATTCCGTAAACGTTCTCGCCAACGACCCAGCGCGGTCGAACAGTCCGAATAACGTCGAGCATCGCGGGCCACAGGTAGCGGTCGTCTTCTGTACCTCGCCGCTTTCCTGCGAGGCTGAACGGCTGGCACGGGAATCCTCCGGTAAGGATGTCGATACGGTCTTTCCAAATGGTAAAATCTGCTGTTCGTATGTCTTCGTATTGCTTTGCATCGGGAAAGTGGTATTTGAGTATGGTGCGGCAAAAAGGATCGATCTCGCAGTTGAAGGCGTTCGTCCAGCCCGCCCACTC